CCCGCCATACCGTCGTCATGTTGATGGGTACCCTTGTGTCCTGGCGCCCCTTCCATTCTTTGGCCGCCGGAATAAACTTCAAATTTAATACGTTTTCCGAAGTTCTCTGATACCATTGATGTTGTATAAAGTGCTTTATCACTAAACCCTTCGTCCAAATCTCCTTTTCTTATCCCAGCCAATTCTTTTTGACGTTCATCCACACCACCAGCGAATACCCCTTCATGGTCAATTTCAGAGTGTTTATCCGTGGTACTACCAGGCTCATTTTTTGTATCATATGTTATACCCAACCCTTTACCAAAGTTATTATCGGTATAGGATTTTCCAGTTGGTATTTTAGTATTAAAGGCGTCCATGGCATGACCGTTTCTTACCGGTGAGTTATCTATAGAGGGCCGCTCAAAATTATTGGTTAGTATACTAGTGCCCTGCATCATATTATTCTCATTCGCATTCATTAATGCTTCTCTTGAAGGTGCGTAATCGGAAACTGTCATAGCTTCAATCGCCATATATCTCATCTGCCCTTCGGGGCTATTTTTATCATAACCATTAGACTCCAACCAAGAAAGCATTTTATCACGTCTATCCAGTCGCGCCCCATATATTCCATAACCAGTTCCACTATCATGTACTTGAGTCGGGTCCAATCCAGATTCAGCCTGGGCTTGACCAACAAGTAAAGCGGCCGCGGCCTTTAACTTATCTTCTGGAACACCTTCTTTTCTCAATTGATCCATAGCATAAGCCATCATGGAACCCACCGAATTGTCTCCATTTCCCTGTATACTACCAGAGCCTCCGGGATCCATTAGCTGACCCGTTAGTGGATCATAACGTAGTTCTTTCTTGGTAGATGGCGTGACGCCGCCAACACCAGAACCAGAACTACCTCCCCCGGAACCAGAACCACCTGGTCGTCTCATGAGATTACCAGAGCCTGGAGTATGATAACCCGAGCCCCCGCCATAGGAACCACCAGGAGCATTGGGATCACCACCAAGAAGTCTGGAAAATCTATTGATGCTAATGCTAGGTGAATTCGCACCACCTCCATCCATACCACTGGTCGCGCCCGAGGCCCGTTCCAACAATGAGTCATTACCACTGGAGCCCATCAATGAATCTTTTCCCGAAGAGGAGCCGGACAATGTATCCCCCTCTCGATTGGCTTTCATCAATTCTGCATTTAGTTCAGCCGTAGTCAACACTCTGAAATTACGAAGCTTGAGCTTGTTTGTGGTGAACTGTTTATCTTTATTGATACCAGTTAGCTGCCGAACACTATACAATCCACTGGCTTTCTGGGAAAGAACTTTCACCAACTGTCCGTCATCTATACTGTTTGAGTCATTAATATCGGCTACAAGGTTTGTCCTTAAGCTTACCGGTGTGACACCAGCCGGCGCCATATCACTAGCCGAAACGGGACCTTCATTTGTTGTGGGAGATAGTTCTTCACCAGGGGGAGAAACAGGTGTTGTGGGTCTGGGGTACATCCAATCATCATACATCACACCCAGGTCGAATTCACCAAATACTGGAGCTGGTTTTTTGACAGGTGCTATATCATCTTTTACTCGGCTAGCCGATTCTTGTATACTTCTCTGAACCTCTATTAACTCGGTTTCTAGCCGCGGAGTCCAAGCGATTCCTCCGTCACGCTGTCTTTCTGTTCTTAACCAGTTATACCATATAAGTTTATCTTTAAAAGTTCCGGTGGCTGCTTTGGCCCGCATAGCATCGTTTGATATCTTCTTTTCTGCATATCCAGCCAGATCAAGTTTTTCACCACCAATACCGCCGAGTATAGCACCAGCAATCATACCATAAGGCCCAAAACTAGAACCAAGACCGGCTCCAGTCAAAGCCCCGGCAACCAGGGCGAGGCCTCGGGCCTCAGCCACTTCGGCCGACTTACCTTCAGCCAATGATTTTTCCTTTTCATTAATACCAGCAAACACACCATCAAATATACTTAATCCGATACCAAATTTTAGTAAATACTCGTCTAACCGCGGCCACCGCGGCCCAGGAGATGATGGACGATAGTAAGGCTCTACATTATTTTTTTTTTCTATCTTGGATATAAGCTTTCGAATGTAAGTAGTATCTTCTTTAATAGACGTTGTTGTCTTGTCTATTATGGCAATACTCCTGCCAATCATCGAGATAGTGGTGAAATAGGTTCCGTTGGGATTGTTAAGTGTATCCTCGATAAGATCAGGCACCCTGGCCTTTAGCTCATCACCGATCACTTCCTCAAACATCTTTACGAATGTATTAGGATCAAACTGTCCGGTTAGTGTTGATGGTATTCTATTATCTGGCAACTATCGTTTCCTTAATACGGCTTCTCTCTGGGCCTTCAATTCGTTATCTCTATCTCGCCTCGTTTCATTTTCTTGTCGAATATGGTCTTGCAACATGTCCACAAAAGCAGCCCTTTCCCAAGGCATCATATCCTCCAACTCAGTCAAACTATATTTATGAAACTGCACCATAGACCAGTTGGTGCGAATAAAGTTCATAAGGTTATCATGGCCGAGGAGTATTAAAAAAAACTTGTCAGGTCCTTTATGTTAATGTCATGCATAGTCCCGCACTTTGGACATGCATGTTGCTTGTGTATTTCAAATACAGGCAGCCCCGATAGATAAACTATCATCTTATCAAAGCTTTCCTTTGGTAATGAATCGATCCATTCTTCTTGCTCGGCCCGGGTCTGTTCATCAAAGTTATGGGAAGTCTCGGGATTTTTGGTTGATATGGATTCGATTGCATCACATAATACGTTGTAATCCGACAAACCAGTGGGACCGGCGTTATTTACAACCACCGAAAACCTTGGAGGCCTCATACGGACACATATATTATCAGACAACCATATGATTGGTTTGGTCAATGTGGTTTCTACAGTGGCCACATTTTCCAGATTATAACTGACGGTAAACTCCTGGCCACAAGTACCATCCTTAACCTTATTGTTGCATGTATACTCGGCCGTGGCCATCTTACCAATCGACCGAATGCGAAGGTTTAGTAGAATGAAATTGATATCGAACGCGGGGGAACCCAATACTTTGAAGTCCTTTGGTTCAATGACGCAGTTTTCTATTACTTGCTCCATCGCAGATATGATATCTGTCAACTCGCGGGTTTGAGCGGCCATCAAAAGCAGCTTCTCCTCTTTGACCAGAAATGGTCTAAAGGTCATTTTCTTTCCATTAGAGGGAAGAATTAACTCATAGTGTGGAACAACGATTCTTGGTAGCAATGAACTTCTCCTTAAATAATATTCTTGGCTCCCAACACCAAATCAAACTTAGAGGTGTTGATAGTGGAACCATCCTCATTTTTGTTACTATACCAGTCCGAGAATGTAAATGTTACGGCCAGTTTATGGAAGTCATCCGATCCCCAATTCAATGGCAGGGAAGCAACTTCTGTGGGCCAGGCATGTCTTAGGGTTGCTTTATATATAGCATGAGCCTTGCGGGTGCCAGGCGTCGCAATACCAGAGTACTGGTATATCTTGATTTCCTTTTCATAGGTGGATCTATAGTTAAAATCATAAGTGGATTTTGGATTAATCTTATCCAACCACGCATCAAAGAAGTGTTTCTCCGAAAAGTAATCCCTGACATAGAAATTCAGGGTGACCTCATTGAAAGTGGACATAATGGGCATCTTGAATGATGGGCCATAATAACGCATCTCTCCAAAAGAAATTCCCCTACCGGGAAGTTCTGCTATATTGCATAGATATTGCATTGATTCGTCCGCACCGGTAATACTTACGATGAATCTCTCGACCTCAGCAAAGTCATGTTCTTTGCCTATTACCGCACGGAATCTATCAAGATTACCAGGATCGGGGGCGTTGTTGATGTTGGTACCGGCCATTAAAACTTCATCCTACTGTCAGCCCAAACCCGAGCCGAAGAGGAGTTGACGAAATCTTCCAGAGAAAGATAGATGATCCAATCCCAATCCTCTGGTTCTATTTCTATAAACTTTGACCGGACATGAGTTGTCAGGTACCTCTTCAGACATGTTTTGGCTACCTTGTTTTTCTTGATTGCGTTATAAGAGAGTAATAGATCAGATATCTTATCATTGCGTAACGAGTTTAATAATCTACCCCTTGTGAAGGGATCAATGTAATGAAAGTTCAAACCGATAAACCCGCCCGCTTTGGGCTCCATGGGTAGTACCAGGGGAAAGGTGTCATAGTAGGGCAGAGTGTTTTTTGTCTTGGGATCATAGGAGAATAGATACATTTTACCGAATTTGATAGTATCAACCTTGTGAGCATCCGCGGTAATACCACTCATTGAAATAGTGGCTCGGTGCATCCACTTGACAAACTGCTCCCCCGCCGTCACCGCATTATCGATATAGGCCAGTTTTACTGATTTGAGAAATGTATTCTTCATCTATTATTTAGTTTAATGCAGTTCGTTTTCCGTTATCACTTTGAACTCCACCCCTGCATTTTTACAATACTCTGTAGCAGCCAGCCACTTGGCTTCATTGATCTTCCAGGCCGCCATCTCGGTGACATACTTCCTACTGTTACGTTTTGGTTTCTTGGGTTCCACCGTAAACTTATGGGGTTTGACTTCAAGAATGACGATCTTCTCCTCACCAGAACGCGATTTGAACTTTACCCAGAAATCAGGAAAGTAACGGTGGGGAAGGCCGTCGAAAGGATTGATATAGGGAATGATCAATTCCTCGGAAGCCCAGGCCAATACATTGGGATTACCATCAAGGTACTTCATAACGCGAAGCTCCCAACCCGATCTATATACGATGTTCCGCGGATCACCTTTATACTTCTCCGGTTTCCTTGGTTTGAATTTTCCTTTTCTTGTATTTTTTCCATACATCTAAATATATAGAATAACTGGAGATAACGATAAATGAATGCACTACTACGCGCGGCTTTGACTGAACTGGGTGTCGATACATCCAGATATGATAAAGCCTGGGCTGAGGGAGGCCTGGCGGCTGTGTCCGAGCTATTAGCATCCGATGGTCTGACCCAACTCTATAACCTGGTCAATGTCGAGACGGCTGGTTCGGGACCAAAAGATAGTACCCTTGGCCAATCCAAATACGACTTTCGCTCCAGAAGATTTCCCATGGACCTGGGTGACACCGATTCCTATCACGGGCACTATATGGTCATCAATATAAACGTTAGCGATCATTCCAAATTTGCCACAACCAAAGGTGGTGGGTCCAGTACAACCAACTTTACCAGATTCAAATCAGGCTCCGATGATGGCCGAGGTGGTGACGGTGGCACCGAAAGATCAAAGGTTGATGCGTTAAGGGGTAGTATAGACGCGACATGGACCAATAGTGAAGGTAAGTCTCTGGGCCAGCCCGTCTTTATCTCCCGAAGAACAACCCGTATCAAGGAATCCATTGCACTCTATATGCCAGGCACCCTGTACTTCACCGGGCGAAATGCATATAATGAAGCCAGCCTTACTGAAATGGCCAAAGAGGCCATAGCTTCAGTGGGTGGTCTGGCCGACAAGATGGGTTCATTTACCTCAATGGTGGCTGGTCTGGCCGGTACAGCCGTTCGCACCGGTGAGCAGATCGCGCAACTAAGGCAGCAGCCGATCAATCCAAGAATCGAACTTTTCTTCAGTAATACCGCCCTGAGAGAGTTTCAGTTTGACTTTCAATTCGCACCATCCAGCCCCGAAGAATCGCAATCCTTGAAAGAGATTATTCATGCTCTGAGATTTCACGCCGCTCCAGAATACAATGCAGCCAATCTTGACTCCGCGGGTGCGGCTCTGGCGTCTGTTTTATGGACCCCTCCCTCCGAGTTTGACATTACGTTCTATAACAGGGGGGTTGAGAATACTTCCATACCCAGAATAAACACTTGTGTCTTGAATTCCATCGACCTGGATTATGCACCCAGTGGTAACTTCTCTACCTTTCGAGACGGCACCCCGGTAGCCACAAGAATGCAACTGGGCTTTCAAGAGGTTGAAGTGTTGCATCGCCTTAGAATTGCGCAGGGTTTCTAATGAAGAATAGTAGAACCCCTACCATGAAAACCTATGGAGAATCTAATGGCTGAGTTTTTCGACAAGTTTCCAACTATCTACTATAACACTCGTGGTACCGGTTCCAGCCCGCGGTCTCTTCAGACCAACTTGCTGACTCGTCTTACTATGGAGGCTTCTCTCAAAAACAATGGCACCACCTACTATAACTGGCAGGTGGATGAGGGGGATACTATTGAAATACTGGCCGAGAAACTTTATGGTAACCCAGAATACCATTTCATTCTAGCCTGGATTAACGACTATACAGACCCCCTGTTTGATTGGCCGTATGATTATGCCAACTTCACCAACTTCATTAATAACAAATATGGTTCCCGAGCCAATTCAGTGGCTCAAATACACCACTATGAATTATCCATAGCCAGAAAAGACCTCAATACACAAACAACTCTGACCATCGTCCATGAGATTGATGCCAACACTTATAACACCACCTCGGCCTCCGCTTACATACCCTATACTCTCAGTAACGGTTCAACCGTGGAGGAGACAACTACTACCGAAGCGGTCACCGCCTATGACTGGGAGGTTTCCGTTAATGAAACGAAGCGACAAATCAAAGTGTTGAGAAACGAATATCTCGGCCAAGCCTTGGCTGAATTTGACTCCCTTCAACCCAAACCATCTTACTATAGAGGATTAAAAAAATTCTAATGAGAACCATAAGAGAACTAAGAGAAGCGCACACTCCGGAACAACTAGAGGCTGCCAAAACCAAACATAGTGACGGGGTCCATAAGAAAACCAAAGCCTTGGCTAGAAACATAGCCAACGGTAAGAAGTTTGAGAAAATCGATGGCAGCACCTTTACCAAGAACAGTAAAGCGATATTAAAGACCTATCGAGACCTCTTCAAGGATAGGGCTCGAACCAGTAGCCAAAAACTGGGTCGGCATAATCAGGCTTTGCGAGCTATCGATAAAGTCAAATCTCCCCGATCTCCCCGAGTCACAACCAAACAACAATCTTCTAGTGGTGGGTTCATATCTAAAATCAGAGGTATGTTCACAAGCAAACCAAAGGTTAACCCTGTGGATAAACCTAAAGCGTCAAGAGGACTTTCAACCTCTCTGGGTAAGACTCTAGGACGCTAGGACGCTAGGACGCTAGGACGGTTCTGAAGTTAATAAACCTTGCTGGGCCGAGCCAAAAAGACCTCTTCAAAAGAACCGT